AAGGTGGCTATCGGGCAATCCTAAAGTCATCCCACCCTTTTGTCTTTCAGAAATTATTTTAGGTTGGTCAATGGTATAAACTTTTTCGTTTTTCATAAGTTATCCGTGTGCAATCATATATACACAAAGCTCTTCTTCGTGTTGGCAGGTGGGGCAGGTTTTATTTGTCATTGTTTTCAATTAATGGGTTAAAAAAGTGTTTGTTGTCTCTCATAATAATATCTGAACCATTCTTGTCGGTATAATAACCTCCGCCGTGCCATTCTTTCCATTCAAAAGAACGTTCTCTATATTTTACAAAATATCTTAATAACAATAAAAATAAAGATTTAACTTATCGCGATTTAATTGAAAATAGTGAACGGCTTAAAAAATATATTGTATCTACTAACCTTAATGTATATACATTTAATTTTACAAAAACAAAACGAATAAATAGTAGTTTTAATATTAATATAGATGAAATTATTAGTCCTAATATTTTAAAATTATTAGGTTTTATTTTTACAGATGGAACATTTTCCAAAACCGAAAATACATTTCGTTACACTAACAAGTATAAGAATGTTGTAGATAGTTATACAGAGATTTATAATAAAGAACACAATACAGACTTAAGTCTTTCACTAGAATGTAATACTGTCTTTAATGGTAAAGAGTTTCAAGCATATAGTAAACAAGTCCATAATAATAATAAATTAGGCATACTTTTTGAAATAATTTATAATGAAAGTTTAACCAAACAGCCTAATATTGAGTTAATATCCCGCTTTTCTTATAACCAGTTTATGTTATTTCTTAGTGGTATGATAGATGGTGATGGTTCCATTACTGCAGATGCTGTGCTATTATGTAATTATGATTGTGTAAAATATAGCTTTTTAAATGAATTACAAGAACTCTTATTGTGGAACGGTATTCAATCAAGTGTAAATACAGATACAACAATATTACGTATTGCTGCAAACAACATAAACAAACAACATATCGATACATTAAATTTATTTCAACAAGAACGTAAAACTAGATTATCACAATTAAAGTATAGACAAATAAAAAATACAGCATCTAATAATATCTCTTGGTATTCAATGGATGATAAAATTGTGGTTAGACTTATGCCAGTATTAAAAACAGGCAATATTGTACAAATGTATGATATTACTACAGAGACACATACGTTTTTATGTAAAGGTATACATACTCATAACTGTTCAGGTTTCGATATTCCGTATATTGTCAATAGATGTGAACGTATTCTGGGTGAAGAGCATGTTAATATGCTATCTCCTCTCGGTAAAGTGCATTATCGTACGTTTATGGGTAAGTTTGGTAGGGAACAAAAGAGATACTTTTTGGATGGTATATCTGTAATTGACTATCTTGATATTTATCGACGTTTTTGTCTTAAATTGCGCGAATCCTATAAACTTGATGCAATTGGCGAATTAGAATTAGGTCAACGTAAGATTGATTACGGTGATATTGACTTAGCTACTTTATCTGATACTAATTGGCAGACATTTGTCGATTATAATATACAAGACGTTAATCTTGTTATTAAGTTAGAAGAAAAACTTCAGTATATATCCTTACTTCGTATGTTATCGGTTGTAGGTTTAACTACTCTTGAAGGAGCTATGGGTACTCTATCAGTTATTAACGGAGCTCTTGCAATTAAAGCGCGAGCTCGTGGTGAGATTATTTCAACGTTCATTCGATCTGAGAAACCTGGTCAGAATCCTGGTGCTTATGTTGCTACTCCTAAAAAGGGGTTTAAAACTAGTGTTGTATCGTTTGATGCTAACTCTCTATACCCGAATGTGATGATTTCCTTGAATCTATCGCCTGAAACGAAGATTGGTAAGATAGAGAAGACTAATACCGGTAATATTAATATATATCATGTATCTGGTAAGTGTTTTGAGTTATCCCCTGCAGCTTTTAGTACTTATATTAAGCAAGAGCAATGTGCGGTAACTAAAGCAGGATTTCTCTTTAGTCAGAAGAAGAGAGGTATTATTCCTGAGTTTCTTGACTACTATTACAATGAACGAGTATTAGTAAAGGAGTTATTGTTTAAAGCTAAGACGCAATTAAGCAATACTCCTAAAAATACACCTGCTTATACCGAATTACAGTATGAAGTAGAAAGACTTAATACTAAGCAAATGGTTATTAAGGTTCTTGTTAATAGTTGTTATGGATATATGGGTAATAAGCAAGCTCCTATTGGAGATGATGATATTGCATCGTCAGTTACCTTAACTGGTCAAGCTATTATTAAGCAAGCCGGTAAAATTCTGCAAGATTACTTAAAAATTAACTTTAATGTACTCGATGAAAAGGTATTAGATGAGAGTTGGGTATATTCCGATACTGATTCTTTATACTTTTCGTTAGGCTGCATAGAAGATAAGTTAAAACTAAAGAAAGATGATGTAATTACTGAAGAATTCTATGAAGAGGTTGAAAAGATTGAGAATTATCTTAATACTGAAATAACTTCGTGGTCTAATAAGGCTTTTCGTACTTTAGATAGTAGATTCGTATTTAAACGTGAATGTATTGCTGATGTTGGCTTATTTTTACAGAAAAAACGCTATGTCCTACATATCTTAGATGATGAGGGTATTAAAGTTAATAAATTTAAGTATACTGGTGTGGAGGTCGTGAGAACTACTATGCCTAATGCAATTAAACCGTATGCTAAGCAAATTATCGAGACTATGCTTATGAGTCAATCTCTAAAGCAAACAAATGACGTTTTAACTAGTGCTTACAATGCATTTAAGAGCTTACCTGCAGAAGATATTGCGTTTGTAATGGGTATTAAGGGATATGAGAATGCGAGTAGATCCCATAGCATTTAAGTTTTCAATATTTGCTTTATATTGCTTACGGTTTTTATAATTTAAAATAAGATCTATTTTAAATTTTAATTCCTCAGTAGTTTTAAATCTTAAATCTGCAGGTGCAGTTGAGTATGTTACCAGATCTTGACATAAACAAGGTATTCCGAGTAAAGCTGCTTCAATAAATTTAATATCAGATTTTGATTTGTTAAAGTTATTGTCTTGTAGCGGAGCGATCATTAATTGCGCTTGAAGACCTGCAATAAACTTCGGATAATCAATTAAGGATTGCCATTGATGGAATTCAATATCTCCATTTTGTACATACGGTAATAAAACAGGTGGGAATGCACCTACAAACACCCATTTATATTTATGACGGGTATCTATAACAAGCTTTACAATCTGCTCAAAGTCATCTTTACCTCCTACCTTATTATCAATATCATAATGAGCACCTGAACCGGTGTATACAATTCGAGGACGCTTTACATTACGCTCATAGTCGTCCCAAACTCGTCGTTTATTATATAAATATCCCATCCAAGTAAACGGAACAAAGTTTGGTAATACAGTTATTTCCTTTTTACCTGTTCTCTCTTGATAAAGATTCTTCATGAATTCACAGGTTACTGTAACTTCATCACACATATTAATTATATCAATACAATTCTGTCGTATTTCGTCGGTATCAAATGCGAATTTAAATTTATTATAATCTGGAATGTCTTCTCTAAATACAACGTCATCTACTTCATAAATAATTTTAAAATTATGTGTCTTTTTAACATCTGTTAAAAATTGTATAAACTCTTTTTGAGAATTACTTGCTTGTCGTTGAACTTTAACACAAGTTAAATTTTGATACCATCTTGGATCAAGAACCATTCCAGTTAACGAAGAAGAACAACCTCGGCCCGTAGCGTTAATTAATTGCTCTGGCCATAAAATTCGCCAATGTCCGCAACCTGAATAATCTGCTAAATAGTTAATGTATCTCGGTAAAGAAAGTTCAGGCGGTTCCTCATGTCGAGTTGCAGCTGGTACAAAGTTAGCACTAGGTTGACCTACTCTCATATGACTAAAGGGTAGAGCGAAGGGTGTAGGAAACGGATTTACGTTATACATACATTATATAATATATGATGATACCTAAATCTACTAATTATACGAAATATATATAACTATATTTTACTCATGCACACTAGAGCCTTCATGTGTAACATATTTTTTATTTACATTTTTTAGTATATTATTTTTAACATAGACTTGAGTTTTACCATCTATATTTAAAAACGTAGGTACTTTTTCAATAGTACAATTTTTAACAATAGCTTTACCATTTTTTGTTGATGTACTTTCGCCTATTCGAATAGCAGTTATACCTCCTGTTATATAACAGCCTTCGACAATTAGCCCTACAGCTCCATTAACTTGACAACTCTTATCACCTTTTGAATTATTATAAAATTTACAATTTAAAATTTTAAAATTATAACTTTTATCTTTAATATTAGAAACATAATCTTCACTAATACCTGTAAACAGTATATCTTCAATTGTTACATTAGGTGTTTGAACAATTATACCTCCTGGTATATCTCGAACATATCCGTTTTTTAAAATGCAATCAGTTATTTGAATTTTAATAGGTGTATTAGATTCATCTTGACTATTTGATGATTTTTTTAACTTAGAGCCGTCTAAACAACCGCCTTGTAAGTCAATTATATTTCCTGTAATTTTTATTTTACCATTAGTTGCTTCTTTAATATCATTAATACTATTCCAAACTGGTGTTCCAGTTAATTTAATAGTGTATTTAGGTACAAAGTTAGGAGGCTTTACACCGTCTTTTGGACCTGCACTAACGCATGAATTAAGTAATATCACACATAAAGATAACAATAGTTGTTTAATCATATTTTTGCTTATTTTTTACTTATTTTTTCAATTTTAAATGAACCTATAACAGTCTTAGTTTTATTATCTGAAATAAAACTAACATCATCTGCACCTAAACTATAGTATTTAACAAAATATGTATTTTCTACCTTTCCACTGCTATTATAATCGGTAATTAAATATCCTTGCTCTACAGGTGTTGCACATGAAAGAATAAAAATAAAAGGTAATAATAAAATTGATCTCATCTATATTATTTACTCTTAAAAATTATATTACTCGACCAAAGCGCAGGCTATTCCTCCACGATTTAATAACTTTTCTAAATTACCTATTTCAATATAGCAGTTACCTGACAACCCCCATTCTGATCCCCATGAATTTCTTAGCCATATTCGGTTATGAAGACCATCAAAGCGAAACGCTAAAGCAGCATGATATCCTATTAAATTACCTCCGAGTGTAATTCGCCCGTCTTTTTCTGCTGTATTCATTTTTTCATACCACGGAATACTCATTACAATAGGACTTATCGTATTTAGATACATCGCGACTTCTTCTGACTTAACCGTCCAATATTCTTTCTTAATAATTTTTGTACTTTAGACATAATTATTAATATGTCTATTAATAATCCTTTAAAGAGATCTTATGGCGCTTTACCGTTTAAAATACCAGACAATCAACTAGGTTTTCCTTTAACTACAAGCACTAAAAAAGAGACTATCTTCCGGAATTATAAGATAGGTAAAGTTTTAGATCAAGGAGATAAAGGCATATGCGTTGATATGGCTTTAACAGGATTACTTAATGCAGAGCCCATTTCACAAACTCCGTGTCAGCCTCTTGAAATATACAATGCTGCTCGTAAATTAGGAAAAACACCTGAAAATCTGGAAGGATGTCAACTAAATCACGCTGTTGCCTATCTTATCGATAAAAAAATTATTAAGAAAGAATATTGGACGGTTAAGTCAGAAGAAGTCACGATGTATCTAAATACGATAAGTCCTATTGTAATGAGTATTCCGTGGTATG